GGACTACGAGGACCACGCCCTCGAGTGGGAGGTCATGCGCGACTGCGCTCGGGGCGAGACCGCAGTCAAGGCCCGGTCTCAGAAGTTCCGCGTCTACCCGCAGGCGGTCGCGGAGACCAGGACGGTGCAGAACTCCGACGACCCCTACGGCGAGGTCGACGGCAGCCGCCAGGCGGTGGTCGTGGTCGGAGCGGTCGCCCGCCCGTACTACGTCAGTGAGTACCTGCCGATGCCGGACGGGTTCCGGTTCCAGGACGACAAGGGCTACTACCTCTACAGCCAGTACCTGAACCGCGCCCAGTTCCCCGACATCCTGACGCCGACGATCGGCGGCATGGTCGGCCTGATCCACCGCAAGGAGGCCGTCATCAAGGTGCCGAAGGCGCTCGAGGCGATCTTCGAGCGCGCGACGCCCGACGGCATGTCGCTCGAGGCTTTCCACAAGCGTGTGACCCGGGAGCTCCTCACGACCGGTCGCTTCAGCATCCTGCCCGACTTCCCCAGTGACGGCTCGTCGGACGTCCCGTACCTGGCCGGCTACGTCGCAGAGGCCCTGATTAACTGGGACGAGGAGGGTACGATGTTCGTGCTCGACGAGTCGTCCAAGGAGAGGAAGCCGGGCGACGAGTTCGAGTGGGAGGACGTCACGCGCCACCGCGTCCTGAGACTTCGCGGTGAGACCTACACGCAGCAGGTCTACGACGGCGACTCGCCCCAGGCGGCGGTCACTCCGAGCGTCAGGGGCGGCACGGGACTCGACTTCATCCCCATAGTCACCGTCACTGCTACGGACATCAAGACCTGCCCGGAGACGCCGCCGCTGATCGGTGTGGCTCGAGCCTCGCTGGCGCTCTTCCGCCTCGACGCGGACTACCGCCACCAGCTCTACAACACGGGACAGGAGACCCTGATCATCTCCGGCGCCGACGGGACGCCGGACGCTGTCGGTGCGGGCGTCGTGATCAACCTGCCTCTGGGTGCTACCGCGGCCTACGTCGGCCCCAAGGGCGTCGGCATCTCCGCTCACAGGCTGGCGATCAGCGACGAGCGGGGCAACGCCGTCGTCGCGGGCGCCAAGATGTTCGACGAGACCAAGGCGGGCGTCGAGAGCGGCGAGGCGCTGCGTATCCGCTTCGCGGCGCAGGGCGCGACCCTGGTGTCCGTCGCGCTGTCTTCCGCTCAGGGTATCGAGAGGGCGCTGAAGAACGCGGCGGTTATGGTCGGCGCCAACCCCGACGAGGTCGTCGTGACGCCCAACCTGGACTTCGTCGACGCCGCCCTGACGGGCAAGGAGGCCGCTGAGCTGGTCAAGATGTGGCAGGCCGACGCCATGTCCTACGAGACGCTGTACGAGAATTTGCAGCGCGGCGGCATCGCCTCGATAGAGCGCACTGCAAACGACGAGCGCAACCTCATCTCGAGCGAGCCACCACCTCCCGCCGACAGGACTGGGTCCCTCAACCGCGGCCTGCCGCTGATCACGACAGAGTGAGCCGTGCCAGACAACCCAAACCAGGGCCTGTACGACAGAGACGTGGCGCACCAGGTCGGGGTGTCCAGAAGAGTGGCGGGCCTGTCGGCCACGCTCTCCAGCAGGGTAGAGCTCGCGTCAGCACAGGTCGTCGAGGCACTGCGCGTGTCGCGAGTCACCGCGACGAGGTCCCCGAGCCGCGTCCAGGCCCTGATCGACGTCGTCAAGCGGGTCTCTGACAGCCTCGCGGCTGACATGCTGGAGACCCTGACTGACGAGACGTCGTCACTCGTCGAGTACGAGGTGGAGTTCCAGGGTCGCTCGTCCAGGACCCGGGGTCTGGCCCATCCGTCGGTCAAGGAGGTTTCCCGGGAGATTGGCACGACGCCCGTCTGCGGTCGGCTCCTGAGCGAGTGGTGCGACGACGTGGCCCACGTCCTGTTCCGCAGGACCCGAGACTCGGTCAGGTTGGGCGTCTCTGAGGGCTTCCCCGAGGAGGTCCTGGTCACCTCGATCGTCGGCACACGTGCCCTGAAGTACAGGGACGGCGCGGTCGAGGCGGTCAGGCGTGACGTCGGCGGACTGGCCCAGACTGTCGTGACACGCGCCACCGTCCTGGCCAAGATCTCGCTGTTCGAGCTCAACGACGACGTCTACGACCGCGAGCAGTGGTGCTCTGTCGTGGACGGGTCGACGTCCGGGCCGTGCCGCGCTCACGACGGCCAGGTGTTCAAGCTCGGCCAGGGCCCCAGACCGCCAGCTCACTGGAGGTGCCGCGCGACCGTACTGGGTCTGCTGCGGGGCTCGCCGCCCCCGTCCAGAGAGACCTACGGCAGGTGGCTGTCCCGCCAGACGCCGGAGACGCATGACGACGTGCTGGGCCCGTCTCAGGCGAAGCTGTGGCGGGAGGGCGGCCTTAAGCTCGACCGCTTTGTAGACCGCACTGGCGCCGCCTACACTCTGGACGAGCTGAGGACTCGAGAGCGCGCTGCGTTCGCCAGAGCCGGGCTCTAGTTTACATCAGGACAGGGCCGTGCTAAGGGTGGCACAGACTTAGCCGGGGCTGACACACGTGGCTCGAGAGATCCCGATAGAGCTGTGGAGGAGGTCCAACGACCCTCCGGCCATCTGGGACTTCCTCAAGCGGGACCTGTCGCCGTCTAACCTCAGCGGCTACTCATTCGAGATCGTCGCGGCCTGGGCGGCCGACTCTAAGTACGGCATACGCGCCGGGCGCATAACCCACGACACCGAGCACGAGACCCTCGACCTTATTCTGCCTCTGGCGAGGGTGCTGTGGCGCCCGACACTCGAGGAGAACGCCTCGCTGCCGCGCACAGGAGCTCGCTACGAGCTCTTCAGCGTGAAGGCCGGCCTCCGACGTCTCCGCTGTGGCGGCACGATCGTCATGCGGGGCTTCCTATGAGCGGCGACGAGAACGTCTACAAGGTCGTCGAGGACGAGCCCGAGGTCATTCGCGTCGTGAGCGAGGGGCCGCCCGGCGGTGACGGTCCGCCCGGTCCACCCGGAGACCGGGGCGAGCAGGGTGACACGGGACCTCCCGGTCCTCCCGGTCCCTCAGCGGACGGCTCGACTCTGACGTTTCTGGTAGACGAGCCGATGAGCGGGCATCGCTGTGTTCGTATGGACGGCGACGTCCTTAGGACGGTCAGCGTCGACCAACTAGACCACGCGGACACATGTTTCGCGCTGACAGTAGGTGGGGGCATCGCCGGCACCTATGTCGAGGTGCAGTCGGGTGGCGTGGTCCAAGAGCTGGGCTGGTCTTGGAGACCAGGTCCGGTGTTCGTCGGCTTAGATGGCGAGCTCACTCAGACGCTAGTCAGGGGTGCCTTCGAGCAGAGAGTAGGTACTGCGGTCGGTCCGACACGCATGCTTCTGGGCATAGAGCCCTCCGTAATTTCACCGTCCTGAGGAGCAACAAGTCATGGCAGCGAAGTCGTTTCTGCGTCGTGTGAACGGCGTATTTAAGGAGTTCCTGGGCGTCGTACAGTCGACCGGTGCCGCGAATGCTGGTGACATTCCGGCGCTCGACGACAACGGTCGTCTCGACGCCTCCATCATGCCGTCTGGCTTCGGTGCTGACGTCGTCACGGCGGCCGCAACGGAGTCCATCACCGCTCCAGCTCTCGTCAACCTCTACCTAGCGGGTGGCGTCCTGAGTGTACGTAACGCCGACAACTCGGCTGAGGGTAAGGAGGCCAACGGCTTCGTCAACGCCTCGATCAACAACGCCTCGTCCGGTCAGGTCTCCCTGTCAGGGAACATCACGGGCCTGAGTGCCCTCACCATCGGTGCCCGGTACTATCTGGGTACTGTCGGTGCCCCGAGCCTCGCGCCAGCAACTGGTGTCGGCAAGATCGACCAGCTGGTGGGCAAGGCCACGTCCGCTACGGTCATCTCCTTTAAGCCCAGCGACTACGTCGTCAAGGCGGCCTGATAGATGGCAGAGTTCCGCCCACTGGTCCGCGTCAGTGGGCGGACTGTAGAGCTCTCCCCCGGTGACACTGTCGCCGGCAAGGAGAAGTTCGGCATCTACTGCTACGGTAAGCCGGGAGCTGGCGAGCCCGTCATGGGCTACGTGGCTGACGTGGCCTTCACCCTGCCAGCCAACCTAGCTGGTAGCATAGCCAGAGCTCTGACAGCTGCAGCAGTGAGCAGTGCTTGGACCCTCACGCGCACACCTGCTGGCTCAGCCTCAGAGCTGGTCGTCGCCACACTGACCTTTGCTGCAAACGGCACCATAGCCACTTTCTCCTCTCAGGCGGCCATCCTAGTCGCTGTCGGGGACGTCCTCAGGCTCAAGGCTCCGGCGACTCAGGACAGCGCTCTAGCCGACGTGTCCTTCACCTTCGTGGGTGCGCGCTGACGTGGCCCTCATACTCAGTGCAGCGAGCGGTCTTAGGCCGCCGGGTTACGCGATAAGCAGGCCGTCAGCCGGCACCTACATCGACAGCAGTGGCGTGCTGCGCACAGCAGCTGCTAACACTGAGCGTGTGGACTACTCGTTTGGCGGTGCCCTACTCGGCCTGATTGTCGAGCCAGCCCGCACGACCATAATCCCGTCACGCTACAGTAACCCGCTCTACGGTACAGTCAACGCGTCACTGACCCAAGGTCAGGCCGACCCGGCTGGCGGCACGCTAGCAGCGCTGTTCACACCCCAGAATAACACAGGTAGCCGAGCTGGCATAACGAACGGACTGTCAGCAGCTTCCGGCAAGACCTACAGGCTCTTCATGAGGGTGAAGGCTAAGGACGCGTCCGATGTTGGCAAGCGCTTTAGCCTCTACTTTTACAACAACGCCTTTGCTGGGACGATCAGCTTCACCCTCACGGCTATATGGCAGACAGTCTCTACCACACTCAACTACAGTGGTGGCACTATCTACCCCAATATGCCAGGGTCCGAGGTCGGGACTAACGACCTCTGCAACATGTACGTATTCGGAGGTGAGCTTAAGGCTGACGCGGACGCCCTCGACAGCTACATAGACAACACGGCCCAGTCTACCACTCGTGCTGCTGATATGTACTCATTTACTCTAGCGAGTGGAGCCACAGGCCTTAACTTCGTCTTTGACGACGGGTCCACACAGACTGTGTCTGGCCTGACGGGCGGGTCGTCGTACAGTATCCCGACGAACTTAAGTCGTTCCAGGATCAAGGAGATCTACGACAACACAACCGATGTCATCGCAGCTGTACGCCGACGGCCCCTGATGCTGATGTCTTCATAGCCCGGTCTATGTTTACAGTCATAATTGGCCGTGCTACTCTGACCAACACCGGACATCGACCAGGACCAACATGTCGGCCGACAAGACCCTAGCGGACAAGCTGCTCGAGTTCATCGAGGCCGACTCGTCTCACCTGACCGACCCCCTGACTGTCGCCGCCGAGTGCGCGCGACAGGTCGCCCTGACCAGCAACGCGGACAACCCGCGGGACGTCGCGGTCGCTGTCAACGCGCTGATGCCGCCGGGCGCCACGGTCTTCGAGAGAGGCATGGCCGTCGGTATGGTCGTCACCTTGCGGGTCGCTGGGGTGGCGCACAAGTCCTGAGAGCTCCCGACGCGAGGCGTCGGGTCAACCGGGTTGCCGAGGGCAGCCCACAACCTGAGGAGACCGGCCGATGGCCGTCAAGTCCCTGCTCGAGACCCTGGACGACGTCCCGGAGTCGCTGCATCAAGAGTACAAGGAGACCGACATCCCGGGACTCGGGAAGCGGTTCGTCCTCGACATCGACGGGTTCGACATGCACCCGCTGGTGCGCGGCCTGAAGACGGCCCACGACAAGGTCAAGGCCGACAAGGACAAGTTCAAGACGGAGCTCGACACCATCGGCACGCGGTTCGCGGGGATCCCGGAGGACCTGACGGCCGAGCAGATCTTGCAGCTCTACCAGAACGAGAAGGACGGCAAGGGCCCCGACGTCGACAAGCGTCTGGCGGACCTTCGATCGGAGCTCGACCGCAAGCGCGCGGCTGAGGTCCAGGCCAAGGAGGCGGAGATCGCGGCGCGCGAGCAGCGCATCGGTTTCCTCACCGGCAAGATCCAGAAGTTCACCGTCGACGACGGACTCACGAACGCTCTGGTCGAGGTCGGCGTCACCAAGGAGCTCCTGCCGGC